GGGTCTTTGGACCTCTTCTATTGGAATCATTGGTCTTGCTCTCAATCTTCGTGCTTACGATTTTGTATCTCAAGAGATCAGGGCGGCAGAAGATCCTGAATTTGAGACGTTCTATACGAAGAACATTCTCTTGAATGAAGGTCTTCGTGCATGGTTGGCACCAGTTGATCAACCACATGAGAACTTCGTCTTCCCAGAAGAGGTGTTGCCAAGAGGCAATGCACTGTGATATAATTAGAGGGTCAAACGACCCTCTTTTTTTATGCTGATTCAGAAAGACTGTCTTGAAGGACTTAAGATGCTTGAATCTGACTCAGTGGATTGCATTGTTACATCTCCTCCTTATAACAAGAAGGGATTGCTTGGTAAAGTAAAACAAGGCAATCAGATCTGGGGAAAGTTCAACATTGACTACAACACCTATGGTGACGACATGCCTGAGGAAGAGTATCAGGCATGGATGGTTGCTGTATTGAATGAGTGTCATCGTGTGATCAAACCCGATGGTTCTATCTTTTTCAATCACAAACCACGACGCCATAAGAATCGTTGCTATCTCCCTACTGATTTTATTCAACACAGCACTGCTGAGTTGTATCAACTTATCATTTGGGATCGTCGCAACTCTCCTAACATTCGTAATGATGTGTTAGTTCCTTGTACAGAACATATCTATTGGTTGTGCAAGAAAAAACCCAAGGTGTTCCGTGATGCAGTTGACCAGGAGTATCGCGGTGAGGTCTGGGTGATGAATCCAGAACGTCAGAAGCAACACCCTGCACCCTTCCCTCCACAGTTGGTGGAGAACTGTGTTAAACTAACTACGCAAGAGGGTGATCTGGTTCTAGATCCCTTCATGGGGTCTGGCACTACTGCCGTTGTGTCACAAAACCTTAACCGAAAATGGATGGGGTTTGACATTGACGAGAAGTATGCTAAGATTACCGAAGACAGGACAAGACAAGTTATCAAGTCTTTTCTTGTATAAATAAACCCGAAGCATGTACTGATGCTTCACTCTCGAACAACTCGCCTGACTTATTAGTCAGATCTACAAATGCAAATTCAAAATCCTGGTGACAACGTCACCATTGGGGATCTGGTACAACAGTATCTTCAAAAAGAAGGAGAAAAGGCAAAGAAGGGTTACAAAGGTTCACCGCTGATCGTTGAACAAGCGCCTTATTCTCAAGTCATGAAAAACATTGTTGATAGTCTCTATCAGCGTATGCTTTCCCATGTAAAGATTAAATCTTACGGACAGTGCAATCTTGGATTGATGGTTGCACCCGTTATCTCTCGTCGTCCTGTTGAGTTAGAAGAATATGCAGGAGACTATGTTATCGACGGACAGCATAAAGAGGTAACTTATGGTGTCAACTGTGATGAGAACGCACCTCTAGTTACACAGCAAGTTCTTGTACATGAGTACGATCCTAGTCTCAGCAAGATCCAGAATCTGAAAAACATTCTGATCGCAGAGGCAGAACTTTTCTGGTCTCTCAATACCCTCCGCAAGAAGTTGACCAAGGTTGATGAACTTCGTGCTGAAGTTGTGTATGGTGAAGAAGATGCACTGCATGTTCAATCTGTCATGCAAGAACTGAATGTTCAGAACGATGGATTTGGTTCTATCAAGGATAGTGCCTTTGAAGTTACTAACTTCGGTCAGTTCTATTACATCATCAATGCTGATTACAGCAAGAATGTTCTCGGTCTTGAAAAGATCAAGCGAGGTTATGAACTTTGGAATGAAGTCTATGGTTTCAAGGGTAAAGTTCATGGCACAGCACTCCGTGCTCTGTGCTTTATCGACCGTTACATTGAAGAAGGTTTGAGTAATGGTAAGGCAAAACGATTCCGTGAATGGATTGTCCAGAACCTTGCAGCACAGTTCAGTCAAGAAGGATTGGTAAAGGGTCATGGATCCTTTGACTCTCCTCGCTGGATTCTCTACCGTGTTATTGACAAGTACAATACTATGGAGGCAAACCTTCAGGGTAGAGGCGCTCAAACCATTGGACCAGTTACACTTGTGGAAGCGGCAGAGAAGGAAGCGAGATTCCAACACCCCGATGAAATTCAGTGGATTAGAATCAAAGAACAAGCAAAGGCAAAGTAAGACTTGCCAACCGATCGACCCCTTGACAGGGGTCTTTTTTTATGTCATACTATATTGAAATCAACCAAGCACCATGACCACTCGTCAACAAGCAGGTTACGCCGCGAAGATCGATGGTCATGACAAGGAGTCTAACCTCGCCAACATGCTCACAGAGTCCACTCAGAGGAAGCACAAGACCGATGGTTCGTCTAAGACCAAGGTGGACGTGTACTCTGTTGATGGGTCTGATAAATACAGTCAGAAGTCTCCTAGTGGCAAGAACACTCAGGTTCACCTCACCCCAACCCATGTGTGGTTGAAGTATTTTTCTATTGATGGTTCTCTAGCAGAATGGTTCTGGGAATTCTTTGGTCTTGCTGGCAGTATGCGAGCAGGTAGAAAGAACATTTCTCAAATCGATAGTGACTTGAATGAGCAAGCACTTTGCTGGTTCAATCAGAACAAGAAAGCAGTCTTCGATGTCATCGTTCGTCATGGTGCATTTCTGCAGGATGATGGCAGCGTGAAAGCAGGTGACTCTGTTAACAAAGTCGTTTGGTTTAACAAGAAGACAGATACCATTGTACATACTGTCACTGTTGACGATCTTGCAGACCGCATTGAAGATGGTCAGTGGGTCTGGGCACAGAAAAAGAACGGTGAGACTAAATCCAATGCAACTGTTCTTTGGTTCCTTGATTCTGCAGGAAACAAAATGTTCCACTTGCAGATGAAAGGATCTGGTAAACCTTCTCAGTTTAACAACCTCCAATTTCACATTTACAAACCTGAATTTTAATTATGGAAGTTCTAATTTATACAACTCAAGGATGCATATGGTGTAGTCGTGCTAAAGAGTTGATGCAGCGAGCAAATTTAGAATACACAGAAGTATCATGGCGTGATCTTTCTGCAGAAGAACAAGCAAAAGTTAAAGAACAATACCCATCAATGAATACGTTTCCTGGAATTATTATTGATGGTGAGTTTATTGGTGGGTTAGTACAGGTTGCTAAATTATTTTTAGATAAAGGAATAGTTTCATCACGCCAAAAATGAGAGAACTTAAAATAAATAGAGGCATAGAGCTCATGCTCAGGAGGGCAAAAAAGAAGGACCCAGAACCAAAGAAAGGTTTACGCATCAATAAGGTGTTCACCCTCCTAAAACGCAAAGTCTACTTCAACTTTGAACTCAGGTGGGAAAAGGAAATTTAAGTTCGGAGTTGAACAATGACTGAAACTTTGTTTGTTTATCTATCAGCAACAGCATCATTCATCTTTTTATGTGTTGGTGTCTTTGCTGGTTGGACAGTAAATGAAAAACTTCACGAGTACATATATGCATCACAAGAAGAAAATGTTCATCCTGAAATGTTAGATGGAGAAGGTCAGTGGATCAACGAAGAACTACTATCAGTCCGCTTTGTTGATGAAGACGAATATGAAGACGACTAAATATACTTACGCAATCAATTAGGTCATGCAATTATTACTGAATGAAGTGCTGCAAAAGGTTAGCAACGCCAAGACGAAAGCACAGAAGATTAAACTTCTACAGGAACATAACTCTCCAGCACTCAGGTCTATTCTGATTGCAAACTTTGATGAGAGTGTCATCTCTATGCTTCCTGATGGTGATGTGCCTTATGAAAAGAATGATGCACCCGAAGAGACAGAGCATACGAAACTTGTTCATGAGTACCGTAAACTCTATCTCTTTTTTAAGGGTGGTGCTAATGTATCCCAGACCAGACGCGAAACTTTGTTTATTCAACTCCTAGAGGGTTTACATCAGGGAGAAGCTGAGGTATTATGTCTAGTGAAGGATAAAAAACTCGGCAAGCGTTGGAAAATTACCAAGCAGTGCGTTGAGGAAGCCTTCCCACAAATTCAATGGGGTAATCGTTCTTAATGGGAAAAGGTTGTAAAATTATTCACGAGGATTGCGATCCTTCTCTATGTCAAGATAGGTCACTTCCTTATACTGCATTTATGATTGAGTATAAAGAAGGTGGACTATCAAAATATGATATTGCTGCTGGTCCGAAGCAAGTAGACATCTTTGATGACTACTACGATAAATATGGTCGTGATTTTGTTACTATGACACAGACAGAGGGTAGAGCTAATCCTAAACTCTGGAACGATCCAAAAGGTAAAAAGAAATGAGTGCAGATCAGACAGGAGACTGGGCAATTTTTTACAGAAAATTAGATGAGCCAACAAAATGGCACACTATGAAACTGTGGAGGAAGGATGGCATCCTTGTGTCTGCAAAAACTTTTGATGATGTATACAAGTTCAGACGTTTTAAAGAAGCGTTTGACTTTGCAAAAAATTTAATTACAGGTAATGGCACTGTACCAATCTATGATGCAACTGTAAAGCGTGTGTGTCGTGCTAGAGGCGACGCATTCTATCTTTCAGGAAACTAAACTGTATCAACCGATACAGTTGACATAACCTAAATATTGTGGTATGCTAATACTATCGTTCATCCCGCTCTCGGGCGGGACGCAAGTAAGTCGCGGAACGGAGCGTTCATCCCATGTTTGAATTACTACTATCAACCACAATGTCATGTGCAGATGCTGATCTTATAATGCTACGCATTGAAAAGCATGAGCATCTAAATGCAGAGTGGAAGATAGAACTGGTCGAGACCATCAAGGACTATGTGCCAGAATGTGAGTTTTATTGGGACGCAAACGACTGAAGGAACGGGGACTAAAAAACCCATCCTTTAGGAGACCTACAATGAACACCTTAAACCTCATCAAGAAGCAGATCAAAAAAGCTGCTGCACTTCACGACGCTCAAATTACTCACGCTGCATATCGTGGTGTGGAGTATGACACACGTTGTGTAGAGATGACAGAACCACATGGCACTTTCTGCTATCGTGGTCGCACTTACACTAAGTGATCGTCATGGAAGCACTACAAGTTGTGGGAGTTAGCTCCCTTGCATGTGTTGCACTCATGTCGTTACTTTACGGAGAGATTCTTCTTCTCCAAAAACATTGAACGAGAGGGGTTGCGACCCCTCTTTTTTTATCTTTACATTAAATGTGTAGCAAGATATACAAAAAATAAGAGTCATTGTATGACACATTGATTTTGTCAAAATTTACTGACATCTTGTCTAGATAGTGATAGAATTATGCGAGGTGAAAAAATGAATCCTTACCCTCTCTTATATCATGGTTCATTGTATGAGGGCGACCAATGCACAATCTACTATCACGCTCACAGTTAGATGAGTGGCGACACTTTGAAGACACATTAGATGACCTGGAGGTAGAGAATCAAAAACTCAATGACTATTACGAATGTTTAATAGAGTGCGACTCATTAAACCAAAGTTCATGCAAGAGGATCTGTAGCTACATCCTCAAATAGAATTTTCAGAGGGGTTGCGACCCCTCTTTTTTTATGTTATACTCATAACATCTGTTATCTAAATATGGATAGAGAAAAACTTAAACTCATCGTCAAGAACCTCAAGTCTCTGACTAATGCGTTGGAGAGTGAGGTGTACTCGGATGTTGATGCTTACAAGTCAAATGTAGGCAATTCTAACTTTGGATTTTATCAAGGACGTGATGACGATGACGGATATGCAGACTGATTGGCGTTATAGTGATGAGCGAATGGATGTAAGAACACAAGGATTAAATATCCTTCTTAAGAAGTTTGGATCTGAGATTTGTTCAGATGGATCTCCACGCTACAGCAATCAGAGCATCTACGAATGTATTCATGACTGGGTATCTCAGGGTAACATGACTACAAACGGAATCGTTGCCTATTACAAAGCCTATTATGACCCGTCTAAAAGATCAAATTAGATTAGCAAAGAAAGCAATTAAAGAAGCGAAGAAGAAACCTAATCTTTATTCGGAAGAAGAACTTGCCTACATGGCAATTCAATTAGTTCGTGCTAAAATAGCATTGAAAGAAAAACAACTACGACGCAAACAGGAGAAAGGATTTAGCAATGAACTCAGTGAAGTTGGTGACAGTAACTCCAGACGCAGAGAAGACGATGGGGTATGTAGCGAG